CCTACGCAACGATGGCAATCGACAACATCAAGGACACATATGACCATCTAATCAAGAAAGGCACTTTTGCAATTCGGGAGGACTAAGTTATGACCAATCAGCAGTACGACACTCTTAAAACCATCGCTCTTATCATTACACCTGTTTTGGCGTTTCTGGCGTCCTGTGTGACCATCTGGGGGATTCCATACGGAGAACAGATTGTGGCAACACTGACGGCACTGGATACCCTTTTTGGCGCATTGGTGATTGCCGCAAACAAGCAGTATAAGGAGAAAAATAGTGGTTCTGAAAGTCATTGACGTATCTTATTACAATCAAATCATTGACTGGGAAAAAGTCAAAAAAGCGGTTGACGCAGTTATAATCCGGTTGGGATACCGTGGCTGTACTTCCGACAAGATCGTGATTGACAAAAAAGCAGAAGAGTACATCAGGGCATGCCAGGAACACGGCATACCTTACAGCATATACTTCTTTCCGACATCAATCACGGAGCAGGAAGCACGTGAGGAAGCGCAATGGGTATTGGCACAGATTAAACGGCTACATATCGAACCATGCTTGCCGATTTACGCAGACAGCGAAAAGGTCACCGGCACAGGGCGGAGCGACAATATCAGCAAGAGCCTGCGGACGAAATGCCTTAATGCTTTTATGGCTGTAATCCGGGACGCTGGATACAGATACGGGGTTTATGCGTCAACATACTGGTACAAGGATTGTCTCAATGACAGCGATCTTCTGCAGGGATGCAGTCGCTGGGTCGCTCAATACGCAAGCAAATGCACCTACGCCGGCAAAATCGATATGTGGCAGTATACGTCACACGAAAAGGTTCCGGCAGTTTATATCAACGGGGACAATCGTTGTGACGCAAGTCACTGCTACATCGCTCTGGATACTGCGAAAAATCCTGTAAAATCCGATATAAGCCAAAGACAGGCGGTCATAGACATATTTACCGGCTGGAGCGGAAAAAGCGAAAATAACGGCGGTTTCCGTGAAATTATCGACATCTACAACAAGTACCTGTCGACAGCCGTGAAATTCGGCACGATGAATTACCGGGTTCAGTATTCGGACGCATGGTGTGCGACAGCGACAAGTGCCGCATTTATCAAAGCCGGTCTTGCCGGCCTGTTCCCGGTAGAGTGCAGTTGTCCCCGGCAGATTGAACTTGCGAAAAAAATGGACATCTGGGTCGAGAACGACAACACGGTGCCGGAACCCGGCTGGGCGGTCATGTATGACTGGCAGGACAGCGGCGCAGGTGATAACACTGGTGTATCAGACCATACTGGACTTGTGGTATCAGTTGATAAAGGCGCAGGACGCTTTAAAGTCATTGAGGGAAATAAAGAGGACGCTGTCGGTTATCGCATTATGACGATTGGCGGCAGGTACATCCGTGGCTTTATCGCTCCAAAATTCAACGATAAATATGAGCCAGTAAAAGTATCCACAGAGTACAGAAAACCGTCTAAAACAGGCAAATACTGGGCGACAGTGGCAACACAGCACGATCCGCTCAACGTCAGGCAGGGACCGGGCACAGAGTACGGTTTATGTACAACTTTTGGACCTATTCCGAAAGGCTCAACGGTCATGGTCTGCGATGAACTGACCGCCAATGACGGCTCAACATGGTGCTACGTCTTATGGGCAGGAAAGTATGGATTCTGCAGTAAAAAGTATTTAAGGGAATCGAGGGCATTTTAAATGGCGTACATGATAAAGGATTACAGAAAAGCCGTTGGCGATGCGGCGGAAAGAGTATTCAAAGAAGCGGTCAAATTGAAATGCCGTCATGAGTCCACAGGAAGCTGGGACGAAATGGTGAGCAAGCGCACGATCAACTGCAACGGTTCTGGGGCGATTTCTTTACAGCTTGCCGGTTGCCTTGATAAAGGCGTGAGGATGGGACACGTTTCCACAAAAGGGATCAGTCCCAGCAAAATCACATCTATTGACAAGGCAATGTACAACAGAGATAAAATTCGGCACTGCCGCTTTGTTTGGGTCAACTGCTACTATAAAGACCTGCCGTTCTGGTTAAAACAGCGTGGCATTATCTATATCCAGTGGAGCAACTGCTGTACAAGTGCCGGAAGAGGATCTGATGGAAAATTCTGGGTGTGGTCTACCAATGAAGAGGGCGGCTATCACCGACAGAAAGACGGCTCAATGCGGTATGACCAGTACAAAGAAACATCTGCGAGATCCGGCGTTCTGTCAAACGGCGGTCATTATCCGTGGGGTGGAAAAATTTACGTCTGTATCGTGCCGGAAGAAAAACTTCCTCAGCATTGGGCAGTCGAGGTTATGCTGGAAAAACACGGAAAGAAGCAGACACGGCAGGATCATTTCGGCGTTCATTACGATCAAATCCAGCAGTTTGTTGATGATATGTGCCGTGACCACAAGCTGTTCTGCGAATGGGCGGCGGATTACATCTTTGAACGATACGGCACAATCAACGATTTTTACAAGCCGGGTCATTTCGATTATAGGGCCGAGGTGCAGGAGTGTATCAACAATATTGACCGGCTGGCTCATGAAACGTGGGCAGGCAAGCACGGCGGCGAAAAGCAAAGGCGAAAGGATTTCGGTGACCTGTTCGATTTTGTACAGCGTCAGGTCAATAGAACAACAAGCTGAGGAACACACAATCTGCAGATTAAGTGTTTCAATACGGCAGGCTCTACGGAGCCTGCTGATATTTAAGGAGAGATTATGGACAATCCAAATGTTCCGTATATCGTACACGAGGGCACACTGGCAAGGGCAGAGCGCAACACAAAACGCTTTTTTATTGCGCTTGTGGTCTGTATTATCCTGCTGTTTGGGAGCAATGCAATCTGGTTGTACTGCTGGACTTGCTATGATTATTTCGGTGAGGAAACGCAGACTGTCACCGTTGACGGCAATCAGGGTACAGCAAACTACATCGGCGAGGACGGAGTGATTTATGGGCAGGATAAAGGTCAAGACAACACGGCGGAGAATCCGTAAAAGGAAAGGCGGATCAAAAGGTGTCCGGCGCAGGAGAAGATGAGGGAATTTAACATATCAAGATCCGCAGTTGAGCACCTGATTGATGAATGGATTTTTAAGGAGCGTGACCGGCAGATATTGAAGCGCAGGCTGTTGGACAGGATCTGCTATGACCAGCTTGCAGAAGAGTTTTCGCTGTCTGTTCGTCAGGTCAAAAACATCGTATACAGGTGTGAGGATAAAATTTTCAAACATGCGTAACTGCACGAAAGATGCACGTTGGGTTCATTCCGGCGTGCATTTTTTTATGCCAAAATTTAATCATGTTTAGGTATTACAATTTAAATCCGGCAGGGCGGCGTGTCGGTGATTGCTCTGTCAGGGCGGTGGCAAAAGCACTTGATATATCATGGGAAACAGCATACAGTCTCATATCCGCAGAGGGATTCAAAATGAGGGATATGCCGAGCAGTGATTCTGTGTGGGGAGCCGTGTTAAAAGAGCATGGATTCAAGCGGTCAGCAATCCCGAACACCTGCCCGGCTTGCTACACTGCAGAAATGTTCTGCCGGGACAATCCTCATGGGACTTTTGTTTTGGGTTTCGGCGGACACGTAGCAACAGCGGTTGACGGGATTTTATATGACGCATGGGACAGCAGTCAGGAGATCCCGTTGTATGTTTGGAAAGGATGATTATGGCGTACAATTACTATCCTGCCGGGTATCAGCAGTATTATCCCAACACCTTCAACAACTATCCAATAAATCAGAATGTTGGTGCAACACAAAATTCCGCTCTAATATGGGTGCAAGGTGAAGCCGGAGCGAAGTCCTACATGGTAGCACCGAACCAGACGGTGACTCTGTGGGACAGTGAGCAAAATATAATATACATAAAAAGTGCGGATGCCAGTGGCATGCCAGCAATAAAAATACTTGATTATACGATTCGTGACAACACCCATAAAGCACCGAATTTAAGCCCACAGAGCGATTTCGTTACAAGAAGTGAATTACAGAGCGTCCTTGATGAATTAAACGCTTTAAAAGCCAAATTTGACGGAAAGGCAGGAAGAAATGAATCCACTGTACGAACAGATGAACAATCAAGGCGGAAGTAACTTTATGCAGAGATTTATGCAGTTTAAGCAGAATTTCAAAGGCAATCCGCAGGAGCAGGTTCAACAGCTTCTTAACTCCGGCAGAATAACGCAGGAGCAATATAATGCCGCAGTTCAAAAAGCGCAGATGCTCCAGAAAATGTTCGGCATGTAAAAGATAAAACCCGTGCGCACGGTTTTATAAACCGGCTGTCCGTTTTGAGGGCAGTCGCTGACAAATAATAACTATTTGTAGAAAGGAAAAAACAAATGGCACTTACAGACGAAAGCGGAAGCAACATGGTGATGCCTGTCGCTCCTATGTATGGCGGCAATCAGGGCGGTTTCGGCGGTTTCGGTGACAATGGTTCATTTTGGATTCTCCTGCTGTTTATCCTGCTCGGCAATGGTGGCTGGGGCAATGGTTTCGGCGGTGGTTTCGGTGGCGGTGACCTGTATCCGTGGATGAATCAGTCTAATCAGATCAACGGCGGCTTCCGGGACCAGATGCTGTCCAATCAGCTTTCCGGCATTCAGAACTCTGTGACCGGCGGATTTAATGATGTGAATATGGCTCTGTGTAACGGCTTTGCAGGCGTTGAGCAGGGAGCCAATGCAAGGCAGATCGCAAACATGCAGACAGCGTTTGCGGCGCAGACGGCTATGAGCAACGGCTTCAATCAGCTTGGTTCTCAGTTTGCTGATTATGGCTGTGAGAACCGGCTTGGACTGGCGGATCTGAAATACACGGTCGCAACAGAGAACTGTGCAGACCGCAGTCAGTCAATGATTAACACACGTGACATCATTGATTCCCAGACCAGAGGTACACAGGCGATCCTTGACAAGCTGTGCGCTCTTGAACTGGACGGCGTAAAAGGTCAGCTTGCTCAGGCTCAGCGTGAGAACGTTGGACTGCAGAACCAGCTGAACATGGCTACAATGCAGGCATCCCAGACGGCGCAGAACGCATTTATTCAGAAAGGTTTTTCTGATGAAGTAGATGCTCTGTACAATCGTCTCAATTCTTGTCCTGTTCCTACTACACCTGTTTACGGCAGAACACCGATCTTCACCTGCAACAATAACGCCGGGTGCGGTTGCGGTTGCGGCGTGTAAGGGGGTGAAACCATGGCAGAATATTTAACGAGGGACGCAGTGGAGAGTGTTGCGCTCAACTCTGCAATTCCATTTGTCGATTCTATTCCGTGCAATAAAGGATATGTATTTCATCAGTCCGGCACAGGAATTTTTGTTCTCCGTGGCATCGTAAATAATCCTCAGTCCTGTTTTGCGAGATACAACGTGGAGTTTACCGGCAATATTGCGATCCCGACAGGCGGAGCCGTAACACCGATAGCAACGGCAATCGTGGTATCGGGTGAAAGCCGTGACGGTAGCAGGAGCATTTACACGCCTGCCGCTGTCGATGAATACGGCAACGTGACAAGCCGGGCAACGGTTGACGTCCCCAGAGGTTGCTGTTTCACGGTTGCGGTTGAGTATGTCAACGGCACGGTGAACGATCCGTCCACAACGCCGACACCGCTGATTAATGTGGTAGATGGTAGTCTCAGCATTACAAGGACAGCATAAGGAAAGGAGAGGACAATGCACAAACTTTGTGAGTACATCGATGACGAACTGATGGAACTTGAACGCAAGGTCGGCAAGGGTCAGAAACTGAACGCTTCTGAGGTGCAGTACGGCGATATGCTGGCGCATTTCAAAAAATCTCTTCTGACCAGCGATGCTATGGAAAGCGGCGGATCTTATGGGCGTGGTTCTTATGGGCGTGGACGCTCCTATGATGACGGCATGGAATCCTATGCAAGACGGCGTGACAGCATGGGCAGATATTCATCTGACGGTTATTCCAGAGCCGATGAAATGGTATCGGAACTGCACCGGCTGATGGAAAGTGCGCCTGATGACAGAACACGTCAGGAGTTTAAGAGATTCATCAGCAAAATTGAAACCATGTAATTATGATTACTGTACAAGACCTTGAAGCGGCGATTGCCGAATGTCAAGGGCAGAGAAATCCAAACGCAAGCACCTGTATAAAATTGGCGGCATATTACACGATCCTTCGCAATATGCAAGGGGACGAGCCGAAAGAGCAATTCCCGTCTTATTCCTTTGCGGCGCAGGCTACTTTAAACAGCGACACCGAATTTGCTCAGAAGGTGAACGCTTCTGATCTGCAGCAGGTCCTGGAAGTAATCGACGATCTGATGACTGCGCTGGCGGTGCTGAATCCAAAATTATATGACAGCGTGATGCGGAAATTATGAGAAAAACGGCAGATTTTTTTCTGCCGTTTTTTGCTTGACTTTTTTTTTGCTTGACTTTTCATGCAATATAGTATATACTATACTTATAAGGATATTGCCATGTAATACCTTATAAGGCACATCACGCACCATGAAAGGAGAATAAAAAATGGAAAAAGAAGTGAACACAACGCTGTGGATCGAGGACGGCGCAATCCGAATCAATTCTGACCTGTCAGATTTTGACGGCAATGTGGAGCAGTGGAAAAAGGCTTTTTATGAGGTTTGGAGATACCAGATGTCATGGGACTTTGCTTACAGCATCAAGGTGGGAGAAAGACGCAAGACCGGGGTTTACATCAACCTGCTGATTAAGAAAGCATATTTGAAGCCGGTAAAGGAAATGCTCAAGGATCTCGGCTACAGGAACGTGACTGAATCCGCTGAACATATTGGCATCGTTCAGACGTATGACATCAGTGACCCGGCGGCAGAAAAAATGTATGAGGTGTTTGCGGACTAAACACGCTCTGGCAAGCAAAAAGGTGGGGAAGAAATTCCCTGCCTTTTTTGTTTTTTTTCTTTACTTTCGTGTGAATATAGTATATACTATACTTGTAAGGAAACACAGGTGCCGAACCACTGCTGAGGGTACACGCTCCGGCGGTGACTTCCGAAGATACCAGACACCGACACAGGAAAGGAGACAGATATGACAAGGAGGTATGAGATGACCTATAAATGGCAGGTGGAGAAAGCAAGGGAAGCGACTACCAACGAATTGAAAAACTGGATATGGAGTGCCGTAACAGCAGGTAATCCTATTCCGGGATGCTTGACTGTAGACGCTTGCAGGGTAGTCCTTGTAGAAAGGGGCGAAGACGGAAGAGGATACCATGATACCTAATGAGATACAGCAGAAACAACTCAGTAATACAAAGCCTTGGCGGTTGGTGGTTAAACCGTCTTGCTTAATGCGGCGGTACCCGGTTTCAAGCCCGGTTGAGAAACGCAGAGTTGGCAATATTGTATGGTTACGAAAGGAGATAGCAATGGAAATGGAAACAATCCACGAAAGTGAGGAGATAATAATAAAGCTGGCAAGAACAGACGGGAATTATCTCTACACTAAGGTTTATATTTATGATGAGTATGGAATAATCACCAAAACCATCACGATATTCAAAGACGGTCAGGTCATCACGTTTTAATCATTATCCTGCCCCGGAGGTCACGATGGCAGAAAGGAGATAGCAATGGCAAGGTATTGGGACGATTTCAAGGTTTTTGACGCAGTAACAGAGAAGTATCTGCCCGACATGGGAGAGGGCGATACAATGGCTTCTCAGATCGCAACGGCGGTCTGCAAGCTGGTCTACAAATGGTACAACGATGGCGATGTATACGACAATACGGTTCTTAACGGCTGGGCAAACGATCTTTCGAGTTACGCAAACTGGCTGGCGGAGTATACGGGAGCCGCAGGCATCCTTGAACAGATCTTTACAGCATACAGCGGTGACGATTACGAGGACATTCTGTGGCAGTTGTGCACGTACCTGCTGGATGCAGAGGAAATGGAAAAACGCAACATGGTTCCGGCGATGGGTAGCGTTTACAGATGTGACGGCAAGTTTAAATTCGTAGAATATGAAGATGAGGAGTGGTGGTAATGATTGAGTACAGGAATGAATGCTGTGACTGCCGGTGCGCAGGGTATCCGTGTTTAGGTAGCAGTTGCACACGCATCAGGGTTCCGCATAGGATTTGCGACTGGTGCGGTGAGGAAACAGACCGGCTCTACAAAGTGGACGGCATGGAACTCTGTGGTGACTGCGCTGTATCGGCGTTTCCGTATGATCCAGAGACGGACACCTACGATGTGTACGGTGAACTGGTAGCAGATGTATTTGAGGTTTTGGAGGTTTGCGATGAAGATTGATGCGATTACACAGAAGCTGGAAGAAGGACTTGAATCCTTGCTTAACAGCGACAACTGGACGGCGTATTTGGATACGCTGTCCAGATTTCACCATTATAGCTTCAACAACTGCGTTCTGATCCTGATGCAGTGCCCGGAAGCGTCAAGGGTGGCAGGATACAAGAAGTGGCAGGAGTTTGGCAGGCAGGTACGCAAAGGGGAAAAAGCGATCCAGATTCTTGCGCCGGTTCCGCACAAAAAGGTAGTGCAGGACGGCGATGAAGAAAAGGTTATCCGCTGGAACACGTATCGAGTTGTAAGTGTGTTTGACGTATCTCAGACAGACGGCGATGACCTGCCGGAGATCTGCAGGACGCTGACGGATGGCGTTGATGGCTATAATGACATGATTCGGCGGCTGACGGATTACTCAGCGGTGCCGGTTGTTTTCGAAGCAATCAACGGCTCAACGAAAGGCTACTACAGCAAGTCGGACAACAAGATTGCGGTTAAGGAAAACATGCCGCAGGCGCAGACGATCAAGACGCTGGTTCACGAGATCGCACACAGCCTGATGCACGCAGACAGCGACAAAGACCGCAGTACAAAGGAGATTGAAGCGGAGTCCGTTGCCTACACCGTGTGTCAGCATTTCGGAATTGAAACAGGTGATTACAGTTTCGGCTATCTGGCAAGCTGGTCCGGCGGTGACCTGGACGCACTGAAAAAGTCCATGGCGGCTATCCAGCAGACGGCTGACAAAATTATCACCGGGATCTGAATTTTGTCTTTACGTTGTCCCGAAAATACTATATACTATTTTTGGGACATCGTATGGAAAGGGGTGATGCGAAAGGAGAGAAAAATGAGCGATAACAAGGTAAGGTACATTGCAGAGTACAGCAAAAAAAACTGCAGACAGGTATGCTTAAAGCTGAACAAGGTCCATGATGCGGAGATCCTTGAACGGCTGGAGCAGGTAGCAAGCAAGCAAGGATACATCAAAGCGTTAATCCTTGCGGATATTCAGAAAGGAGAAAAGGATGGCTATTGGCAAAAAAATCCCTAATGGTTGGAAAGAGACGGTTGAACGTCTTAAAAAACTGGAGACAGAAATGCGTGAGATTTCCGCACTCTGCGGAGTGGAAGTGCAGGTCAGCGTTGATCCCAGACACGATATGTTCATTGTATGGGTGGACGATAGGTATCTGCAGGAAGTCAACGGAAGCGACAGTTTCACAATTTTTGATGGCTGGAGAACTAAAGAAGAATTTCACAATAACACCAGCCGGCACGCTGTTAAGAAAGGGGAAGAGTGATGGCAGACAACATTTTTCAGCGTATGAGTAAGGTTACGCAGGAGATCACTGCGGTAGCAAAAAACCTGTCGGTTGGATACGGCAGCAGCAAGTACAAGGCGGTTGGCGAGGCTGACATCCTTGCTGCCGTCAAACCGGCAGAAGCAAAGCATGGCGTTTACAGCTATCCGCTGAGCCGGGAGATTGTTGAGAGCGGCACGATGGAGAAAGAAACCAAGAACGGCAAATCGATCCAGATGTACATGCGGATCAAGGTTGTGTACAGGTTCCTCTGCATTGACAACCCGGAAAGCTATCTGGATATTGAGAGTTTCGGTGACGGCGTAGACACGCAGGATAAGGCACCGGGAAAGGCGATGACATACGCAGATAAATATGCACTGATGAAAGCGTATAAGATTATCACCGGCGATGATCCAGACCAGTACGCATCTGAACCGCAGGACAAAGTAAACGCAAAGGAAACTGCGTTTCCCGGCCGGAATGAAATGCTGGACACAATCTGCAAGAAGTACAACACCGAAACCATTGAGAAGATTCTGAAAGCCAACAACTGGAAATGCCTTGAGGACATGAATGATATGCAGGTCAAGGCGTTGTACACAAGGGCAATGACAAAATGAAATTTACCGGGAAATTCCTGTCTGTCAGCAAGGACTGGCAGACAGGAAAGTATCAGATAACATTCACCGTAAATGAAGAGAGCGCACTGCCGGAAATCGACAAACTGCAGGAAAAGAAACTGTCGATCACCGCAAAAATTTGGCGCAAGCACAGATCGCTTGATGCGAATGGTCTGTTATGGCACTGTATCGGACAGATTGCTTCTGAAATGCGGCTTGACAAGTGGGATGTTTATTTGCTTATGCTGAAGCGGTACGGCAAGTATACATACATATGCGTGAAGCCGGCAGTTGTTGAAGCCGTCAAGCTGCAATGGCGTGAATGCGAGGAGATTGGGAAGGTAAACATTAATGGTCAAGAAGCGGTGCAGCTGTTGTGCTACTTCGGATCCTCAACATACGACAGCAAGGAGTTTTCTGTATTGCTGGATGGAGTGATCGAGGAAATGAAAGCAATCGGGTTACAGCCGCCGCTGACCGGCGATATAAGGAGAGCATTGGAAAACTATGGACAGCATTTTACAGGATGAAAAACGCTGTTACGTCTGCGGTTGCTACACAAATCTGCAGTGTCACCATATCTTTGGTGGTACTGCGAACCGTAAGAAGTCAGAACAGCACGGATTGAAAGTTTGGCTGTGCTACAATCACCATATTGGGCAGGACGGCGTACACCGGCGGCAGGATATGATGGATTGCTTTCACATGAAAGGACAAAAGGCTTTTGAGGAAACTCACAGCCGGGAAGAGTTTATCAAGGAGTTTGGAAGGAGTTACTTATGAATCGTTGGATTGGAACGGGACGGCTGACAAAAGATCCTGACATCAGGTACAGTCAGGATCGTTGCATAGCGAATTTTACACTGGCTGTGAATCGTAGGTTTAAAAGGGACGGAGAACCAGAAGCAGATTTCATTCCCGTCACCTGCTTCGGCAAGACTGCTGAGATCGTTGAAAAGTATTTCCGAAAGGGAATGAAAATGGATGCTGAGGGACGCATCCAGACAGGTTCCTACAAAAACAAGGACGGCAACACCGTATATACATGGGGCGTTATTGCTGACGGTGTAGAGTTTGGGGAAAGCAAAAAGTCTCAGCAGTCAGAAACAAATGGAAATACGCAGAAACCCGCAGAAACAAATAGTGATCCTCTTGCCGGTTTTATGAGTATTCCGGATGGCATCGATGAGGAATTACCGTTCAATTGAAAGGAGAGAACATGAAAGCAACTATTGTAACATCTTTTCTGGTATCGATCATGGTCACGGCAGGCGGAATTGCAATGTCGATCTTCTGGGACATGATTATGATGCTGTTAAGGAGCGCAAGATGATCGGCGTATTTGGCATGGGGTTCCTGCTGGGAACCCTGTGCGGCATCTTTTTTGTATCAATGGGACAATCAGCGAAAAGGAGAGACAGTATTGAGAATTAAGGTGAGGAAAGGCGCATTTATGCCGGATCGTCAGCACACGAGGGATGCAGGACTTGATATTTTTGCGCCGAACAATGACGGCGGAATTTATATGGTTGAGCCGCACAGCACACTGCATGTAGATACTGGCGTTTACGTGGAGTTGCCTGCTAACACCGTTGGCTTTATAAAGGCGAGATCCAGCATGTTCAGAGCCGGAATCATGACGGACGGCGTTATTGACGAGTGTTACCGTGGGAGCATCGGCGTTATGCTTTACAACTCAACAGACCGCCCGTATTATTTCAACGCAGGTCAGCGCATTGCCCAGCTTGTGATCGTTCCCTGCGTTTATACGGATCTTATTTTGACGGATATACTCAGCAACACTGACCGGGGTGAAGATGGTTTCGGGAGTACGGGCAGATGAAATATCACAATAAAAAAGTATACTGTGACGGCATGACCTTTGACAGCAAGAAAGAAGCGCAGAGGTATCATGAACTGCTGATGCTCCAGCAGTCGGGTCACATCCAAAGTTTAAAGCGGCAGGTGCCTTTTGAACTGATCCCGGAGCAAAGAGAGCCGGAAACGATTGACAGCAAAGGCAGACACAAGCGTGGGCGATTATTAGAGCGTAAAGTCATGTATTTTGCCGATTTCGCTTATTTTGACAATGACCTTATGGAATACGTTGTCGAGGATGTAAAAGGCTTTAAAACGCCGGAATACAAGCTAAAACGCAAGCTGATGCTGTATATGCACAACATAAGGATAAAGGAGACATGATGGATATACTTGGCTTATACAATGCCGGATACGGCATGCAAGAGATTGCTGACGCACTGGGAATCACGCTGAGGACGGTTGATGACAAACTGAGAGATCTGGGACTGGAGCCGGATTATCCTGTCTCAGAATCTTTGTGGGACACGTACAGGAAAAAAATCTCAGTTGTCCGGCACATCCTTGGTTATGAATCGGAAATAACTTTTGATCCGACACGGTCCAAAAAAGACGATAAAGAGTATGAACTGTTTTTTGCCGTTGAATGGCTTAAAGCGACAGCACTCTTGACAAGGTGACGGCGGTCTGATATGGTTAAAGGGTCAAGCTATCCAGAAAACCCCAATAACCATACGCAAGGAGATCGCACCTTAAAAAGTGCGATCTTTTTGTTTACGATTGATAAAAATTATAGTATACTATAACTGGCGGAAGTCATGAGCCGCCGCAATGTCGTTTGCAGTGTGCCGACTGCAGAACGTCACAACTGCATATCGACAGCAATTTACCTGCACCATGTGGACGGCACTCCATGTGGCGCAGGTTTTTTGTTAAGGAGAGAAACATGGAAGTACAGAACCTGCTAACGCATGAAATTTTCCACGTAACACGCTCATATAGCGACTTTTACATATTTTCTGACCGAAAGTACGGGCAATTAAAAAAAGAGCGATTTGAGCCGGAAAACGGGCATCAATACAGATTTTACCGGGACTGTGAAACCGGAGATCTGTATTCAGTAGTTTGGGGGAATGAGATCCCGGAGAACGTTGCCGATGACAGGCAGATGAATATTTTTGATTTTATTTGAGGTGTGGCATGAGCATTTTACGTTTATTAGCATCAGACGGATTTCTTTCCGTAAACAAGCACCTTGCCCGGATTGTTGGACTTGATGCGGCTGTACTTCTTGCGGAGCTTGCATCAGCACATAACTATTTTGAAAGCCGGGAACAGCTTACTGCAGATGGAATGTTTTTTGAGACTGTGGAGCATATTCAAGAAAACACAACGCTTACACAGTATCAACAGGCAAAGGCTGTAAAGGTTTTAGTTAATGCAGGGATACTTGAGACAAAGAAAATTGGCATTCCTGCAAAGCGGTATTTCCTCATAAATGAGGAAGCTGTACTCAATATACTTGATTACAAGAAATCAAAAAACTTAATCACTGGAGATGAAAAAACTTCATCACTGGATGTAAAAAAACTTGATTGTAATAATATAGAATTAAATAAAAAAGATAATAATAATAGAGTAGCGTTCACGCCGCCAACGGTGGAAGAGGTTGCCCGGTACTGCGCAGAACGTCACAACGGCATTGATCCTGAAACTTTCATAGATTTCTATACGTCAAAAGGCTGGAAAGTCGGAAATGCGAAAATGAAAGACTGGAAAGCGGCGGTCAGAACGTGGGAGAAACGCAGGAAAGAAAATTCCGGCAGTAAAGCGCAGGAACTTGACAGCTTTTACGCTATGGCGGCGGAATTTGGAAATTCATAAAAAACAGCTTTTAATGCTGTGCTAAAAGGTATATACTATATTTGTAGGTTATTGTTGTTTTCAGAAAGGAGCAGACATGGAAGAAAAGTATGAAGTTGCAGAAAACATCAGGACAGCCGGTCTTTGGAATGAAGCAGACTGCCGGAGATTGTGCGAACTTGCCGGACTGGAAAAGGAATGGGAAGATGCTGACGGAGAAGAGTTTGAAGCGGTCGTATACAAAGCGGCAGAGATTCTGGAGGTAGAGATATGAAAAGAATGATTGCAATCCTGTTGACATGCATTTCTTTAGCGGTGCCGGTGTACGGCGGTGAAGATTACGCAGACGGCGATACAGAGCAGGTTTTTGTCTGGGTGCAAGAGGGTGACAGCCGTTTTTGTTATATCAATAACGGCGGCTGGACAGAAGCGGAAATGCTGACCGGCTGGCACACGATTGACGGTGAGACATACTATTTCTACACGCAGGAAATGGTTGACACAAGGTACGGTGAAATGGCTGTCGGTGAAGTGGCAATCGGCGCATATACAGCCTATTTTGACGCTGAGGGTCATTTATACGATTTGAAAGAGGGACTGGAATGACAAGACAGGAGTTTAGCAAGATAGCAATGGCGATCAAAACGTATTACCCAAATGCTCAGATCCTGCCGAACAATGCGGCGATGGAATTGTGGTATCAGCAACTGCAGGACATTCCGTACAACGTTTGTACGCTGGCTGTCAACAAGTGGGTGGCGATCAATAAATGGTCACCAACCATTGCTGACATCAGGGAATACGCCGCCGGCATCGGCGGACAGGAATCCGACTGGTCAGAAGCGTGGGAAGAACTGATGAAGAACATACAGGTGTATGGATATTACCGTGTGGAAGAGGGGAAGAAAGCACTTTCGGACGTGACCAGAAAAACCGTTGAAAGGATCGGCTATGTGCATATCTGCAACAGCGAAAATATTGTTGCTGACCGTGCGGCGTTCCGGGATATTTACACCGGGATCGCCAGAAGAGCGGAACAGGAAAAAAGATTGCCTGTCGGGATAGCACAGGCAGAAAGGTTATTGATAGGTGAAAGAAATGAGTGACTTAATCAGCAGACAGGCGGAGAGCAATCCACTGGAGAAATGCTATACATGCAAACACGTATATCAGAGGGTATCCGATGCTGATACTTTGTATTGCAGATGTAGAAAGGGATGTAGGTATGAAGAATTTAAGCCCAAAAGAAGCAATAACGATTCTGGAAGGCATGAGGATTGATATTCCAGTGCCAAAAGCGGCGGTAACGCAGATAAAGAGAAATTTGGCTTTAGATATGGCAATAAACGCATTGAACTGTTCGGAAATTCCGAACAACTCAGACACTATCAGCAAACAGCAGGCGATTGATGCGCTCCGTGGTTATTTAGTTGGAAAAAGATGTCCTGATGACGGAACGCTGACTTGCCGACTAATTGAAAACGAGGTGATTAATAAATTGCCGTCAGTACAGCCAGAACGCAAGACAGGGCATTGGATTGCAATAACGTCAAGGAATAATACTTATAAATGCTCTGTGTGCGGAAGGCTTCTTACCAATATTACGGATGGCAAAAACAAAGTCGCAAAGAATTATCCGTATTGTCATTGCGGAGCAGATATGAGAGGTGGAGAGAATGATGGATGCAGTCAAGTTTTTGAAAGAGAAGAATCGGATGTGTGACAGATACTATTCTACTGATTGCAAAGGCTGTCCGCTTGAACCTGCTCCAGAATATGGTGGTTATGCATCATGCGAACAGTTTATGGAAGAAGACCCAGACGAGGCTGTTTTGAATGTAGAGGAATGGTCGGAGAAAAATCCTATACTAACAAACGCCATGAAGTTTGAAGAAGTATTCGGTACACTTGCTCCAATAGCAAAACTCATTAATGAGTCGCCTAAATATTGGGATAAGGAATATGAGGAACCGATTAATTTCAGGGAATGTCAGGGAATTT